AGCTTGTCCATGTTGATCTTCAGGATCTTCTCGAGGCGGATGCCGTTCTGGACATCAGCGTAGGAGAGGCCGAAGGGCTGATACAGGTGGTTTAAGGACACGGCGGTCGCACCAAGAGTGCTGTCACCGATGACATTAAACGCGGACGGGTTGGTCAGCGTGGTGGAGCCAGCGGTCGAGAGGGCGACCTGGACGACGTCCTTCGGGCGCTTCACGTCGCCGGAGAAGTCCGAGGCGAAGTTGGAGAGACCGGCGAGGCGGTTGGCGAGGGAGGTGAGGCTGAGCTCGGCGACGGTATCGACGATCAGAGCGCTGTTGATGGTGTTAGGCATGGTAGCTTAGGAGGGTGGGTTGAAAGATTATTTGGAGGCGAAGAGGACGGCCTTGTGCTTCTTGAGGAAGGCACGGCGCTCAGGGCCAGCAGGCATCGAGGCGTACTGGTCGGCGAGCGAGACGGCGGCGGCGGCGGCGGTGTCCTGAGCCTTGACAGGCTCGACGCCAGAAGAGGCGAGGATGTTCGCGGCTTCCTTGGCGCCGGACTGCACAGAGGCTTCCAGGGCGGAGACCTTGGCGTTGGCTTCTTCGAGCTTGGCGGAGAGGTCAGCCAGGGCAGCGTCCTTCTCGGCGAGGGAAACCTTGGCGGCGTCCAGTTCGACGGAGACGTTGACGGCAGCGGATTCGACGCTCTTGCGGAGGTCGTCGCGTTCGGCGGTCATGGAGATGATCGCGGCCTCGGCGGCCTTGAAGCGTTCTTCGATGGTGAGAGCCATATACTATTGCGGGGTAGTTCGGGTTAGGTGGTCCGCTCGAACTCGTCGAGGGCGGCGGCGAAGGACGTGGCCAGCCCGGTGATGAGCCCCTTGTCGGCGGCTTCTTCGCCAGTAAACACTTGGCCTTCCATGTCTTCGTCCCTGGCGTAAGAGCGCTTGCGCTTCACGACAGACTTGAACCGCTCATGCATACGCTCGATGCGCTCCTGCTCGTCGTGGCGCATATCTTCGGTGTAGCCTTCGCCCGCCACGTTGGCGGCCTTGAACTTACCCGCACGGAAGATTTCGAGCTGCAGGCCGATCTGCTTGTAGTGCTCGGCGTAGGACTCGTCCACGAGGATCACACCTACCGAGCCCACGTACGCTGACGGGCTGGCCAGCACTTGGTCTGCCTGCGAGCCCCAGTAAAAGCCACCCGAGGCCATAAGGTCCTTGGTATAGGCCATGGTCGGCAGCGGGAGCATGGCCACCTTGTCTGCGAGCTCAGGGGTGCCGAGGACGGAACCGCCCGGGCTGGAGATGTTGAAAGCGATGCGCTTGACCGCAGGGTTGGATAGGGCCTCGTCGATCTGGTCGGAGATTTCCTCCATGTCGGCGCCGCCAGTGAGTTTCTCGAACTTGGTCAGGCCGATGCCAAGGACACCCTTGGCACTGATGACCGCCGTGCCCGCAGGGGTCACGTAGGGCTTGGCGACAGGGTTGAAGAACATATCGAGCACGCCTTCGACCACGCCGTACTTCTCGGCGTACTTGGCGTGGTTCGCGGCTTTGATAGGATCGCAGAGCATCGGCTCGCGACCGCAGAGGGCGTTGTGTAGAGACTTCACGGGTTAGAGGGGGCTGGGGGTTCGGGGACGTCCAGGTTGTCGGCGACGTCTTGCGACATCTGAGCCGGGGTCTGGCCCTGCTGGAGCCAGTTGAACGCGGACTGGTAAATCATCCAGAGGGGCAGGCCCGCGTTCTTCGCGGCTTCGACCATGGCGGACATCTCCTTCACGCGGGTCGAGACGACCTCTTCGTGGGTCATGCCCTTCTTGCCGAGGATGGCGGTGGCCGTGGTCAGACCCATCTGCAGGTCGGCACGGTCTTGCGCGGCTTCGCGGCCAGCGTCGACAGTGACGTCGCGCGGGGTGATCCACGTCTTGCGGTTAAAGTAGGGGTCGTCCGGCAGTTCGCCGTTCTCGATACCCCACGAGATAACGAAATCATACGTATCGTCGCACACGGTATCGATGGTGAGGTTCTGCCATTTCGCGGCAATTCGTGAAACCTTCGCGGCGACCAGGCGAATGGCTGGGCCTGTGATGCCGGAGGGGTCGGAGACGTACTCGACAGGGAGAAGCTTCACGATGTCGCGCTCGATGGCCTTCATCATGCCTACCCAAGCAGGGCTTGGGCGGTTGCTCGCGATCTGGGTGAGGTCCTCGTTGGTATCCACCACGGCGAGTTTGCCGCCCATCTGGCTGGCAAGGCGCTCGCAGGAACCGCCACCACCACCAGCGAACTGTGCGGCCGCATCGTCCTGCAGCATACCACCTGCCTTCTTGAGCAGCATGACGTGGTCGCTCGCCGCGCGGAGGGCGGTCTTTTCGAGCTCGAAAACCTCCAGCTGATCCTGCACAGAATTGAGGCTAGACTGAAGCACCGGGTAACCGCGAACGGACGACGCGCGCTCGAACTCGCAGACGTGGCTCATGGACTCGACAGGGATGAACCTGTCCTTCTTGTCGCCGTCGACGTAGATGTTGTAGCCGACCACTTCGCCGTAGGAGCCGAGGTAGACGCCGTCAACGCACTTGGGGTTAAACTCGTCCTTGGTCGGACCGACGCGGTGGGCTTCGATAAGTTGGACGCGAGGCCGGCCGGTCTTCGGGTCGTAAGTCTTCAGCAGGAACGAGTCGCCGTCGACCAGACTGCCGAACAGGCTCAGGCGCTGCACTTGGCCGAACGTGAAGCGACCGCTGATGTCGCACTTCTTCGACCAGTTGCGGAAATACTCTTCGTACTGCGCGGCCTTCTTCGGGTCCTGCGCCAGGGACTGAGGCACGAGGCCGTCACCGATGGTGACCAGCACGACCTCGTCCATGACCTGCTTGTAGGTCGGAGAGTTGCGGATACCCCAGCGGGACTTACCAATCATCTGGATTCGGTTGACCGAAGACAGGTCCGTGCGACCGTCGGACGGCGCCGAGGTCAGCAGCCAACGCCGGGTGCTCGACTGCGTCGTGCTGGCGAACTGGCTATAGTCTGCACCCGCCTGTTTCCGAGGCGACTTGGTTGCAGGCGTTTTGGGTGTCTTCTTGGTGGCCATCAGAGGTCGACGCGGTAGGTCCAATCCTTCTGGACGGAGGTATGAGCACCCCCATACTTCTTAGGATCGAGGCGGCTGAGCGCGAAATTAATCTCGAGCATCCGGGTCTGCGGGGGGATTCCCCACTGCTTGTTGACCGAGGTTCCGCTGTCAGAATAGGACGTGACCGATAAGCCCATATCGGCAAGAGCCTGCTGCTTGTAGGCGAGCAAGGTATCTTCATCCAACCCTACGAACAACCCGAGAGGCATATACTTATTGCCCCTCAGTTCGGGTTGGTTCGGCGTCCCTGCCGACGATGCCCCACCGGCAGGCGATGAGCATCCCGAGCAGTTCGCAGTCGAAAGCGTGGTTGTGCTTCACGCCCTGGCGTAACCTCCAGATGGGTTTGCCTCCCTCCTTCACGCGGGTCTCGGAGTTCAACTGCATCACGTAGTCCTCAGAAGCATCCCGGGCGAAGCTGAACACCTTGCGCGCGCGCAGGCCGTAGAACAAGTCCTTGCCCGAGAGGTTCGACCAGACCACCAGTGAGGTCGGCTTCTGTACCCCCGGCACGTGGATCGCGGAAGGCGATTGGTAGAACCGGCGGACCATGTCGCCGTTCTTCGTCTTCACGTTGAAGTACTCCTGGCCGGAACCCTTGGCGCAACCCCACCCACGGATGGCGCACTGCTTGTACACCTCTGGCGTACTGTTGCCGTCACCAGAGTCCACCATGACGAGCTGCGGGTGGACGCCCCACTTGGCCGCCATGGCGTCGAGCCCTGTCCAATCCGTCAGGCCGTCGTTCGACAGCACCTTCTCGTAGGCCGCCAGACGGCTGTGCCCGGTGCGAGACCAGCGGCGGATGATGGTCCAGAAGTGGTCGCCCTGACAATCGATGGCCAGCGTGATAAACGGAACCGACCCGGGCGGGGCTTCCTCCTTGTCGACGATCTGGCCACGCGGCCCGATGTAGCAGGTGGATGACCACTCGTCTTTCATGGCGTAGTCCGAGGACTCCGTGCTGACCACAAGTGAGCCTGTCTCGTCACTCCAGGGGAGAGCGAGGTACTGCTGCTTGAACAGCATACGCGGGGTGATGTCCCCGAGCTCGGCGACCTCCTTCGCCTTGATCATGTCGACGGCCAGAGACCCCCAGCTCGTAGACGCGAGAGCGTTGACGTGCAGTCCGACGTAGCCTGCCTTCTCCGGCTTGGCCGTGGCGACGAAGCCAGCCCCGCGCTCGACCTCGTTGGCAATCGTCCGCACCTCGTCGTTGTCCTCCAACCGCGCCTTGCAGTGCGGGCACTCGTAGGTCGTGCCGTTCTGCACCTGCTCCAAGTCCCAGCCGTCGATGCCCTTTGCACCGTCCGGAAACCTCACGAAATCCCAGGACCACGCGCTCGTCTTCGAGCACTCAGGACATGACATCATCCACTCGCGCTGGTCGGTCATCAGGTAGAACTTCCAGAACTCCGCACCCTGTCCTTCGATGTTCCCGGGCTGGCTCTCGTAGATCGCCTTGCTCGCGAACGCCGCCGCCTTCAGTCGGGACAGGCTCATGGCAATCGCACCGTTCGGCCATTGCCAACACTCCGAGCCGAGGACGTAGCGGACGTGCAAGGACTGCAGGTGCTTCTCCGTCGAGGCGGACCGGTTGTGAATCAGCGAGCCGTCAGCGAAGCGGAGCGTCCCCGACTTGTCGTTATCGTCGGCGCTCATCTGCGTGCGGATGTCACCGACCTGCTCGAACAGCGGGCGCAGCTCGTTCAACGTGAACCCCTTCGCCTTGTCCTGGCTGTCGAGGTAGATGGCCATCGACGCCCGGCGGTTCGCCATCAGGTAAGCCGCGTTCAGTTTCAGCGTCAGCGTCTTCCCGCAGCCGATTGCCCAGGGCATGAACATCCGGCTAGTCGTCGACTGGTTGAAGATGCGGACGGCCTCCGCGATCCACGGCCAGCGCTTCGGGTTGTACCCGCCGTCGAACACGCCAGCAGGAATCTTCTTCACGTTGTGCCGCAGGTAGTCGACCGGGTCGGACATCGCCGACGGCCTGACCACCGTCAGCCCTTCGCGGAACAGTTCCTCGGCGTTCATGCTTCGGGCGGGCGGAAGGCGTCCGCCGCGTTGGCAATCTTCTCCCGGGCTTCGAGCGCCCAAGCCGTCAGGACGGTGATGGCCTTGATGGGGTCTTTCGGGTTTGAGTTCTCACCGCACTCCGAGGCCAGCGCGTCCAGCCGCTCGACGATCAGGCCAGCCAGACGGAGCATCGCTTCGCGCGCTTCGGTCGCTTCGATTCTGTCACGAGCTGCGAGCGCCCTGCGTTCAGACTCTTCCTGCAGGGCCACCAGTTGCTTCAGGCTCTGGCCATACGTGACCTGGTACTTCCCTGTCTCGGCATCACCGGCCCTGAGCATCCGCTCGTACTTCTCGCGGGCGAGCACCACCAGGCTCTCGTGCTTGCTGATCGTCTCGGCGAAGTTCGCGTCGGGGATTCCCTCCACGTCGAGAGATTCCCTTTCCTTTTTGGGTCGCCCCGGCTTGCGCTTGGTTTCCACCAAATCAGAAACAGGCGTTTTTTGCTCGTTTTCAAAACTCATGTTTAAAAAAAGAGCGGGGTGGCGAGCCA